GAAGAGCCGGCCGCCAAGCCTACGGGGGTTGTCAACCTGAACATTTAAGTGCGGCGCCGCGTCTAACTACCTCTAAACCAATCCACAAGGAAAAGCAAATGCCGGACTATCAAATGCTCGCTATGGTTGTCGGTTCAGTGATGATTGTAGCTGCGCTGCTGTATGTGCTTGATCGCCGTGCAAAGACGCAGCCCGTTGATTACACGGACTTAGGGAAGATCGCCGTTGGATCCGGTGTCCTGGCATCGGGCGTGGTGTATTCTTTGGGAACGGAGACAGTCGTGGATGCTGCCGAGACGGTGGCCACAGCTGCTCAGGATATGTTTGTCGGAAAGCCGGAGTTTTAAGACAAGCATAGATACATAGTATGTTGCGTACAGTTCGTGTTGCAGGGAGACTGGTTGAACTTGCGGGGTTACAGCAAGTTTGGTACGGTGTTGACCATTTATCTAACTCGCGTATCACACTCTACTATCCTAACGGTCCTACAAAGACGATTGACTATGCGTATGGTCAGTGGGCAGAAGCCAAAAAAGACCTAAAGATTCTAGAGGACGCTATGCATCAATCACAAGCGCATCTCGTAGCTGAGATGCCGAAAGGGTTACGCGATACTGCGTCATGCGGCCAATCTCTTTCTTAGGCACCGCTGAATCCCCACAGTACCTCACAATCGCCTTATACAGATCAAATCCGTGGTAGCGATCATGATTGTCCATCTTCTTACGAAACATCACCGATGACCCATCCGTCTGTTTCATCCACTGCAAAAAGATGCTAAACAACGGGTGTGTGTATTCATGCTTCGGTCCCTTGGGAAACATATCCCAAAAGACTGACGTAGCAAAGCGAACCAAGTCAAACGACGACGATGCAGAAATGTGCGCGTGTTTGTTGTTGTAGAAGGGCTCCATGTTGTACTGCCCACCTGCTTCCTCGTCTTCTTGAAACTGGCTGCTCATGAACATCTTGGGCTCCTTCAGTCCAGTCAGACGCAGGCTGATAATTGCCCGATCAAAGTCAATGATCTTCATCAGGTATCCAAAGGTCGGAACATTGTACGTGACTCCAGCGTGAATATATACACAGTGCGTCCGATCTGTCTTCACGTACATAACATTGTTGCCGTGGAGGTCATTGTGTGTGAGGCCATACGTCCTCTGAGCATAGGCCAGAGCAAAGACAACCTGTGACACCCAAGCGGCATGCTTTTCGGGTTCGGGATGCTCCTTGATAAGGTTGTAAAACGTTCCCTCGCAAACCTCCATGACCGTTGTCACCACCGGCACATCCGTAAATGTTGCCCAAGCAAACGGTTCGGGTTCCTCGTCTTCGCCCTCGTCCTCGTTTGTTCCCTCCGAGCAGTCGCAGGATTCAATGTCGTAGACATCGTCGTCATCTGTCTCCTCCTCGTCCATTTCCGGAGGCTCAGAGGACGCAATGTCGTAGGCTTCTACGTCTTGCTCGTCCGGTGCGCTCACATGGTCGGCATCCACATCATCAACATCCCCCAACTCAATCTCTTCCGCTGTATCAAGTGCAATACGGGCCCGACGCGTATGGCTGAACTCGGCGTCGTGGCCCGCCGTCCGAAGCTTCAGTTCAAACGTCTTGCCGATACGGTCCGCAAACCAGCTCTTCTCGGTGAGCTCTTCGTAATCATCCGAAATGTCAATGGTGTGAGAGCCGGACACACCAACGTATACGCCATAGACAGTCGGAAAGTGAACACATTCGGACTCAGACAGAGCGATGGACGCAATGGCTCCAACATAGGCGGCTGTGTGAGGGCTTTGCATGGTGGCGTGCATATCATCCGCTACATTGGCGCGCTTCGGAACACCAAACGATCCGTAGTCACCACGCATGGTCTTGAAGGGCGACAGAATCATCGTCGTCTTGCGATGAACGGGAATGGTCTTACCTGCAACCTTGACGTGAGTTGCGTCTACAATTGAATCAATCGGCTGGTCCAGCTTGACTCCGTACTCGTGCAGACCCGCTACATTCTCTGTCTTGAAGAGCTTTTCAAGGCAGGGGAAAAAGGGTTGTATTGTCTTCATAGACCAGTGCGTTCCGTCCAGCCTCGGTACACGGTGGATCTTCATGTTCACGGACGTCGTTCTCAAGTCCTTTCCCATTATGAAGTGTCTCGGTGATGAATGTCAAAAAATAAACGACGGTGAGAACAAGATGAATTTTCAACTCAGGAAGTTCAACATGGACATGATCAAAGACCGATGCGGAATGGATTCGCGCAAAAGTCCTATGATTGTCATTATCGGCAAGAAAGACACGGGCAAATCGTTCTTGGCTCGTGACCTGCTGTTTAACGTTCAAGACAGCTTCCCTGCCGGAATGGTGATCTCGCCCACAGAGGTCGTGAACGAGTACTTTCAAGCCTTTGTTCCTTCCAAGCTCATTCACGACAAGTATGAACCCGCAAAGGTCCAATCGTTTATCAAGCGTCAGTTTGCAGCAAAGCAACGGTTTCTGAAATCCAAGACATCCGGAGCCCCGTTTGATCCCCGAGCGTTTCTGATTTTGGACGACTGCCTGTACGCAGCCAAGGAGTGGATCAACGAAGAGTCCACTCGGTTTGTTTTCATGAACGGTCGGCATCTTGATATGATGACCATTATTACCATGCAGTACCCGCTCGGCATCACGCCGAACCTGCGTACCAACGTGGATTTTGTCTTCATTCTGCGTGAGAATATCCTAGGGAATCGTCGTAGAATTTACGAGAATTACGCAGGTATGTTTCCTACCTTTGAAATGTTCTGTGACTTCATGGACCAATGCACAGAAAACTACGAGGGACTGGTCATTTGCAACAACGTAGCCTCCAACAAGCTAGAAGATCAAGTGTTTTGGTACAAGGCATCTGAGCATCCGCCGTTCAGACTTTGTGACCAAACCCTGTGGACCGACAACCGCCCGTTCCAGTCCGCTATGCTCGCCGCCGACGACTATACGTCCGGCGCGCTGCGGAGGAAGAACGCATCGCCAGCAATCTGGGTAAAGAAGACCGGCGAGTAGCACCACCTTGGCGACGGCTCATTTCAATCACCCTTTCTTCAGCCTGTTTTTGTGCTGCTTTCACTCTTGCTACATCTTCAGGTGGAGTTGCCCGCATAGCATATTCTGCGAGTGTTTGGTTAAGGGCGGCGAGCACGGCACGCGCTCCGCGAAATTCGGAACCCCCCGCGTCATAATCCGTAAACTCCGCCATATACTCAGCAGTTACACGCCGCGCTGCCGCTTCCCGTTCCTGCACACTCGCTATATGAAGAAAATCCCTCAACACAGCCTCATAAACACGCTTCTGCTCATCGCTGTCGTCTTTCGCCTGCTCCCTGTCTACTTGAGCGTTTCTTGCTTCGTGCCTTTCCTTCAGTATAGTTCTAATCCTCGCTTTCTCCTTGACAACAATAGGCCGAGCTGCCTCTGCTGCTGCGCGCTCTGCCGCCGCTTCATCCATCCGACGTTTTTTGGCACTCGCCTGCTCAGCCCTTTCTCTTCCTGCGTTCTCACGACGCTCCTTATCCCGTCTTTCTGCCTCTCTCTGGTATCTATCCGCCTCCTCCTCCGCTGCACGCTGTGCTTCTGCTTCTTGCCGACGTCTTTCTGCCGCTGCTGCGCGTTCTGCTGCATATGCCGCTGCCGCCGGCCGAGGCTGACCCCGAGGAACTCCCGCTGCCGGTGCTGCCGCTGCCGGTGCCGCTGCCGCTGCCGCCGGTGCCGCTGCCGCTGCCGCTGCCGCCGGTGCATTACCTCCTCGCCGCCTTTGCTCGTCATTGTCGTGACAAACTGACAACATCTTGAATTGTTCTGGGTCGCCACCTTTATCTGGATGATATTGACGGGATGCTTTTCTAAAAACTGTATCTGCTGCTCCCTGACTGATGGCGGCACGTATTGCAGCGCATGCATCGGCTACGCTCTTGTATGCACCACCCCGCAGAGTGCGACGTCTTGGATTCCGCACGCGTCTTGTCATCTCTTGTTTATACGCAAAGGTTTTTAGTCGCGGTGGGCACCCTCCGAAGGGTGAACGGGCGCCGATGCGGCTGCGAGTCCGTCCTCCAGCGCCTTCTCGGCTGCGTTGGCCTTACGACGGCGCTCGTTCTCCTCCTTCTGGGCCTTGATGGACTCCTCGCGCTGCTCGGCAAAGAACATCTCCTTGTTCGCCTCGTTCTCCTTGTACTTGCGCATCAGCTCGTTCAGCTCCTTCTCAGCATACTCCACCTCAGGCATCAGGTGCTCCGAGGGATCCCACGGCAGCCACGCACCGACCTTGCCGATATAGAGATTGTCCTTGGGGTAGCGGCGCTGAAGAACCTTGGAAAAGACCTGCGCCTCCTCCACCGTGGCAAATGCACGACGAACCTTGACACCACGGATGTTCGTGCGGAAATCCACCTGGTTGTCATACATCTCCTGCAGGTCCTTCTCGTTCTTGAGAAGGAAAATCTGATACTGCTCGTGAATGTCCGTCTTCTTCACCTCCTCCTTGCGGACGCTTACAAAGTCATTTGCATCCTTCATCAGGTCGTCAATCTTGAGAGAGTACTTCTTGGACATGAAGGCCATGAGACTCTCCAGTCCCTTGACCTTCCACTCGTAGTCCATCCACGCCACGAACTTCTCAAACATGAACTCCTCCTTGTTCTTCATCACCTTCTCGGGGCTGATGAAGGAGACAATGCAGTACTTCTGCGTCGGGATCTCGGGGTCCTCATCAAGGTAGTCGATCGGGCCGGACTCGTCGCGCTTGGGAAGCTCAGTGCGGGGCATTTACTCTACTCCACGGTTCACTTGAAAGTCCTTTCTCCGCAATCCACAATGGAAGCCGCCTTCGCAAAATTGTATTGGCGACGATTTGTTGACCAGTCTGCCCAGGGAAAGCAAGCATTCGACGCGTTTTTCTTGGGTAGGGACGCCAAGGCCGTCGAAGCCGAGCAGTTTATTGGATCCCCTGAATTGCGAAGAAGGTTTAAAGACCTCACCGGGCATTCTACGCGTGACTTTATAAAGGTACTTAAGGACCACACTGCAGAGGCCAAGACAGATGACGCCAGGGCCGAACATGAAGATATTCTTGACACATTTCTGCATGTCATGAGGAACTTGGGTGCTACCCCTGCAGAACTCGATGGCACAATCAATACAAGACGATCGGAAATGGGGGGATGGGAGATAGACCCCATTACGTTCGTACCTAACAAAACGGGCGATGAAGTTATTCGTCTAAAGGGAGACAGTCGTATGATTTTTAACAAGGACGCGCTGCTTGAAGCGTGGCGGGTTTCGGGTAGGCAGAACAACCCCAAGACAAACGCAGCAGTAACGAGCGCCAATATAGAAGAAGGCCGTCTTGTCGTAGAAGAAGATCTCGGCGAAATGCCCAAAGAACTAGCCGGAGGCCGCCGCCGTCGGAGAACGAGAAAGCCGAAGCGAGCCCGCAGGAAAACACGCAAAGGCAAAAATATACGGTAAAGATAAATGTACGACATCTTCACCACTGCCTACCTCTTCTTTCTGCTCTGCCCTGGTGTCGTGCTGACCATTGGACCGACCACGCTGACGGCCGCGGCGATCCATGCCATCGTGTTCTTTGTTGCGCTTCAGTACCTCTCCCTGTATATCCCTTGGTGGGCAGTGTGGGCTCTGGGCGTACCCTTCATTTCCTACAAGGTGTATTCGGGTGGTGTGTAAAAAATCTTCGGATCATAGAACTAAACAAATGGATTCTAAGCCGAAGCCCACCCCTTCCGCTGGTGTTGATATGGCCGACCTCGTTGTAAGACTCGTGAAGTACCTCCTGGAGGGCCTCGCGGTGGCCATTGCTGCGTTTGTGCTGCCTGGCAAGACCCTCAAGGTCGCCGAGG